TATCATATTCTTTCATATATTCAAGTGCCTCCCATATTTGTTCCATCTGCTCTTGTGGAATCGCTTCCGCAGGTGGAGTCACTGGTGCGGGTGCACACATTGTCAAAAAGAATATCGGTAGGATTAATAATTTATTCATGATAATACTTATTATAAGATATTTCTATATCATTCAAACCCTCAACTTCAGACGGAGTTTCTTTAATCTCAGGAGCAAATTGGTTTTTCTCTTCGTCCTCCCAAATTTTTTTAATTTCTTCTGCCTGAATATCAATATCTCTCATTGTATTTGCAACCTTAACATCAATCCATTTTTCTTTTAACCATTGTATCATACCAAGAAGTAAATGTCTAGTAAATGGATTCTTTTGTTTCTTTGCCCACCTCTCTGCCTTTGCATACCAAGGATCTGTACCTTTACCAAATTGTTTTTCGAAATTAAATTTAATCAAAACCACCTCCAAGGTAACATTGACATACCTAACATATTTAACACTGGTTCAAACGCTAATGCAATTAATGTAAACATTAAAACTTCTATAAAAAATTGTTTCCATAGAGGTTGTTTTAACTTCCACTCTTTAAATTTATTTGGTTTTCTTGCACGATCATTTAATCCTGACTTTTCACCAATGAGTTCTGCCCACCAACTTGGGTCAACAATATTTCCTAATAATTTTAAAAGTCGAATCAATCTCGTTGTCTCCAGTCGTCTGACCTTTTGTTTTTAAACCAATCTGCTATATCTCCCGCATCTGTGAAACCCCTCTTATGTCTCCTTGAATCAGGGTCTCCAATATTCAAGTATTTAAGAAAAGTTGTATCATCATCTCCTCGTAATCTTCGTGCTGAACTTAACATACCTCTTGCAGATGTGTTTGCTTTTGCTAGTTTTTCTGCCCATATCATATCATCCAATCCAACTTCTTGTCCCGCTGCAATTGATTTGCAGATGTCTACTAACCGTAGACGGTATGCTGTAGATAACATAAACTAATGCGTGTGATTAGTATTATCTATGCGATCATTAACATTGCTTTTTGTAATTCTTTGGAATGCTGATATTCGTCTTCTGCAATCTCTGCGATCTTAGTATCTAAGGGATGATATGCACTATATTTTACATAGGTCTCAAATGCATGTTTCTCAATTTTCATGTTGATATCATAAGCGTTAATAGGATCAATAAAATAGTAGCCAACCATGATCCAAAAATAAAGTAAAACAAGATGCTTGGCAAAGAACCTATCGATCCAATACTTATTTCCCTCCCTAAGTTCCATCTCTTCCAAATGTTCCGTTTCATTAAGTGCCTGATAGAAATGTTCTTTCATCAAATATATATGTTCCTCACCTCGTAATCCAAGACTCTCACGGAAATGAAGCACAGAAATAAAAGCAAAATAAGGTGCTCTAGCAATGACTTCGAGAACCCAAAACCTCTGTTCATGTCTACCTCTATAAAGAAAATCTAAAATGTAGATTGTGGTGTCTAACACCCATGTATTAAATTGTTTCATACTAATAAGGGATTTGACCATGCTAGTGGTATTAAGAACCAACCTGTTCCAATTATTACTCCGAAGGTAACACAGGCTGATGTAATTGGTAAGTTTTTCATTACTCCTCCTTTATACAGTATTCACAAGAAAGAGGACTTGCCTTCATATTAGGCAAATCCTCTCTTGCTTGTTTTATTGCGTTGTATGCGTCATCTGCGTATTCACAGATTTCGTAATGATTGTTTTGTAGGTCATGATAACCTATGACGTAATGGGACATGATAGTTTCAACTCCAGTACACTAATATTTAGTATAACACACTAGGTATAAATACGCACTAATGTGTGGATGCCCACACTTAAAGTATAAATGCTAACAAAAGTCCTATTAATACTCCCTCACCAAAGGATAACCAAAGCAATTTATAGTCTGTAAGGTTTAACCACTTTCTAACTTTACGAATTAATTTCTTATGCCACATTGCAAAATCATCTAATATCTGTCCAATGTGCCAAAAAATATTTCTTTTCTTTTTTTTATAAGGCATAATTATTTAAAACAAAATAAAAAATCATTGACAAGACTTTCTGCTCTCTCTTGTCCAAACTTACCTTTCAGGTATCCTGACACAGGATCAAGTTTAGTCATATAAGTATCAAAGTCTTTATAAAAACTGGTATCATTACCAGTTGGTTTCTCTAATTCTATCATATCCTTATACTTTGTCAAGTAAGTCGTGAACATCTCAAGATGATTATCAATCTCTGACATCTTACAATATTGTATGTAAATATTTTCTGAAAAGTGATTACCTGGTTCAAAGAAACGATAATCACCTCTACCTTTAGGTAGTTCCTCTACAGAAAACAAATAGTTTTCTACAGGATGTTGGAAGTCAAAGACAATAATGACTTTCTTATCACTAAATCCCATAAGATCCATACCAAAACAGGGAAGATTACTACCTGTTTTAGGATAGATGATGTTGTTGTATATGCAAGATTTTTCATTCCAAATTTCTACCTCTCTACTCTTTATTATATATGGAGTGGTATATGTTTTTGCTGTAAGAAAAGTTCCTTTACCTTCCCATTGTGCCCAAACACTTCCTACTCGATTGTGTAGTGGAAATGTTTTGTGTAGGACATCTTTGTAGTTACTCCACAGATTCATTAACAATTTTTATTAAGATCTTCAGCTAGATTACCACCTAGTTCAGCACCTTGATTACCACCAAACATTGCTACCCAACCAGCAGCAACCCAACCAACAAAAGGGATAGTGGAAAGAGTAGGAGCAACAGCAGCACCAACACTTGTCCCAACCAATCTGCCTGTACCCTCTGCGGATCCAACTGCTTTGATACAGGCTTCACTTTTTCGGGCAGAGTTTATTTCATCTACCTGTGCTTGTGTCAAACCAGGTTTTTGATCTAACCAAGACCTATGATTTGATACCACACCACCTTGATTAATTTGACCATCCATAAAGTATTCTTCAGTGATCTGAGTTTTCTCATTTGCTAATCCTAAGAAACCACCTTTTTCTTTGATATCCTTAGTAATAAATGCTGTCTTAGGATCATTTGCTTTGTAACTAATTCGATATCCTTCTTTACTAACTTCTGCTAGATATGATGTATAAGGTCCCACAGGTGGACTTATGATTGGTAAACTATCTTTTCGACTTACCATACCAATTAATCCAATATGAGATAGACCAAAAATTCCACCAAGACCAAGTGCGAACCACTTGGTTAGATTAATATTCTTCTTTGGTTTTTCTGGTTTGGGATTTGAGATTTTTACCTCTGATCCAAACATCTCCTCTTCCATATCCATAATTCTAATTCCTATTTTTTAGGTGCAGCAGTCGGTACGATTGATACTGGTGCTTGCTCGATTCTGATTGTTTGCGCTGGTGCAGTTTCAGATGCTTTAGCAATAAGGAACTCCATATCCTTTTTAGATATGTTTGCACTACCACCACCATCTCCACTCTTTTTCTTACCTGCTGCTTGGACGCCAAAAGTCGCTAAAGTTCCTGTGAACACAGAAGCTATGAAAGTTGGATCCAGTTTTTGTTCTGGTATATTGAATGCTGCTGGTAACTTAACATATGCTAAAGTCAAGATTCCTGCAGACCACACAAGAACAGAAAGTCTTACGATTGTAGATAGAAATGCAAGTTGCTCTTCCTTGTCATCGACACTCTCTTTAATTTTTGTTAGAAGATTTTTTGGTTTCTCTTCAACCTTTTGTTCTGGTTTCTTATCTACCATTTTTTGATACTAGAACGCACTCCTATTTAGCAAAATAAGTTTTGTAGTATTTTATGAGTCCAGAGGTGGTGGTGAACTTGCTTGCCCACTCATCTGCACACTCATAAATGGCACGATTGTTATTGAAATTCTTAAGTAAAATACTTAAAGTTTGTTGTCTAAGTTCCATCTGTTCATTATTAAGCATACTCACTACCTTCTCCTATGTAAGTAAGTGAGCATATGTCAAGATCTTCTTCGTCACAATAAAACCATTCTGCAAATTCGTCATGAATTGCACAACCATCTTCAACTGTATGAAGATCACTAGTCTCGCATAATGCTTGAATGCGACTCATAGCCCAATCATGAGTTGTTTTTAACGTTTCATTAAAATTGTCCATAGTCTTTCCGCATATAGCGTCCTAGAATGTTACTATTATAATATAAAGGTCTCCCATCGTCAAGGGACTCACTCAATACATTATTTAAAAACAATTGTTTAGTTTCTTCAAAATTAACCAAACCTTTTGTTTTATGTAAACTTAATATTTCTCTCTTAAAATTTAACTTACCAAATTGTTTTATATCTTCCTTTAGTTCTGGGCAACTACCGTAATATTTTTTCCAATCACTTTCGGACGTAACTCTTCTCTTCGATCCTGTTCTTGGTTTTCTTTTTTGCCAAAAATATTTCCTACCTATGTATCTTCTTCCTGTTTGTTCACCAGTAATTAGATAAACAAACCCATAATAATCACCAATCAGATTACTATCAAAGATTTGTTCATTATATAACCAAGGATTTTCATACTGACTCATACTTTTTTGTAATAGCAACTAAAGTATCTAGCGGAATCCACGCAGGGTCTTCAGTTTCTATTTGCACTTGCACTTCAGTAAAGGTTTTTTGATAAAATCTACAGTAACTTTGACGAGTATTTTTGACAAAGTTAAATGGATTCTTCAGATTGTTCATCATTATTAAGTTTATTTATATCTTGATCGTAACTATCGGCAGCATCTTTGATCGCATCCTTAAATAATTCAATATTATCTTCAGGATTTAACCTATCTAGAAAATCGTTATCTGGTGTAAAGATAACAGGTCCTTCTTTGATTCTTTCCTTTAATTCATCAAGTAGATCTTTATCATCCATGGTAGCATGTGTTAAAGTTTGAAACCACTAAATGTGTCTTTTTTCACATCTTGTTTGATTCCTCCCACTATATATGACTCTACCTCTGTCTCCTGTGGTGCAACTTGTAAACCCTTTGATGAGATCCAATGTTGTGTCCAAGGTAATGGATTATTTCTTGCTGGAATATCGTAAACAGGTTTCAATCCAATTGACTTCATTCTCTTATTCGCAATCCATTCAACATACTGATGAAGTAGTTTATCATTCAAACCAATCATACTACCATCTTTGAATAGATACTCTGCCCATACCTTTTCTTCATTCACACAACGATCAAACATCTGATATGTCCATTGCTCTTCTTCCTTGACAATCTCCTTCATCTCAGGATCATCACCCTTTCTCCAATTGTTGATGATGTTCTGTGTTATTGCCAGATGCTGGTTCTCATCTCTTGCAATAAGCGATATGATTTTCGCAGATCCTTCCATGAGTTTAAGCTCACCAAAAGCAAAACTACAAGCGAAAGATACATAAAAGCGGATACCTTCCAAAATGTTGACATTAGCGACTGCCCTGTATAAGTGTCTTTTTAAATCTTTACGTGTCCAGACTGATGAAGGTGATGCCTTCCAATCATCTCTCCACATGTTTCCTTGACCCCATTCCTGTGCATAGTTAATGAATGTGTCATATGATTCTGTCACACTCGCAGCACGTTCTAGGATACGATCATCAGATAATATTTTATTAAACACTTCTGATGGATCTGGATCT